GTACAGGCAACTACGCTCTAAACTATCTTATCAGTGGGGACTTTTTCAAAGGTATTCCACTAGGTAAAGTCACGGTGTTTGCCGGTGAAAGTGGTGCTGGTAAGAGTTACATTTGTTCTGGCAATATTATTCGTCATGCTCAAGAACAAGGAATTTATGTCGTTCTTGTAGATACAGAAAACGCTCTGGACGAAAAATGGTTACTGGACTTGGGTGTTGATACACACGAAGATAAACTGCTCAAACTCAACATGGCCATGATTGACGATGTAGCCAAAACTATCCATGAGTTTATGAAAGAATACAAACTCATGCCTGCAGAGGAACGACCTAAAGTTCTTTTTGTAATTGATAGTTTGGGCATGTTGCTGACTCCTACTGATATTAATCAATTTGAAGCAGGTGATCTAAAAGGTGACATGGGTCGTAAACCCAAAGCACTGACAGCACTGGTTCGTAATTGTGTTAATATGTTTGGTAGTTATAACGTAGGAATGGTCTGTACTAATCATACCTATGCATCACAGGACATGTTTGATCCAGATGATAAAATTTCAGGTGGTCAAGGATTTGTCTATGCAAGTTCCATTGTTGTTGCTATGAAAAAACTCAAACTCAAAGAGGACGAGGATGGCAACAAAGTCACGGATGTACTAGGCATTCGCAGTGCCTGTAAGATCATGAAAACACGTTATGCTAAACCGTTCGAAAGTGTTCAAGTTAAAATTCCTTATTCAACTGGAATGAGCCCTACTAGCGGACTTGTTGATCTTTTTGAAAAGATGGGAATCTTGACAAAGAGCGGAAATAAGTTACAATATGTAAGCAAGAAAACCGGGGAAATCAGTTCAGAATTCCGTAAAAACTGGACTGAAGATAAATTAATGACGATCATGTTGGAATGGGATAATTTAGCAATTATTCCTACCATAACAACAACTGAAGACCAGGAGGAAGCATAAATGGAAGAGGATCTCATCATTGAAATTTGGGACACATTTAAAGAATATGTTCTAGAAAAAAATCGCGAAAATGCAGCAGCACACTTCATTGATTTTCTCATCGGCCGCGATGTAGAAATGAGTGTGATTGAAAGTTTACTTGGATTTGATACACACCTCGACAATGCAATCGAAGTTATTCTGGAAGAAACTAACGACATCGATGGCGGGGATGAAGACGGAGATTGGGATAGGTACGAGGACGATGAGGATCATTGATGAACTGGTATGCTCGGGTCAGCCAAGACCTAGCACATCTTCCCGATTGCCTAGTTTATTTTTATAATGAATTAACACAGGCACGGCTTGAGGTCAAAGTACAGGGTAACCTAGAAAAGGCCTCGGCCGCACTACCCGGGGTTGTTGAACATAGATTCAATCAACTTCAAGAAATTGAGGCTGTGTTAGAATTTCTTAATATCGAATTGCGCAGGATTAGATCTAAAATCTTCAGAAAATATTTAGAAAATTATCAAAGAGCATTGAGTAGCAGAGATGTTGAAAAATATGTCGAAGGCGAAGATGATGTAGTAGATATGGAAAAGGTTATTAACGAATTTGCCCTGCTGAGAAATCAATGGCTGGGTGTGATCAAGGCCATTGACATTAAACAATGGCAATTGAGCAATATTATCAAACTCAGAACTGCCGGGTTAGAAGATATTACTTTGTGAACCATCGGAGAGGAACTTGACTTCCTCTCCTTTTTTCTATATAATAATCTTATGGAATTTGAAACTCTAATTTCTCTTCTTTCGACTAAATGTCGTAGCATGATAAACTCATGGGACATCAATTTGATTGACAGTTTTAACGAACAGTTGAGCAGAGGACATGCCTTGACCGAAAAACAGGCAAATCTTGGTCTGAAAATCTTAAAAAGACAAGTGGACAAACTAAACTTGGTTGTCGGAATCGATGTTACACCGTATATTGAATCTCCTACCTATAAATTTCCATTTAAAAAAATAAATTCAACAAAAAAGATTTCCATTGAACATCATTCCATACACGGAAAGATCATAAAAGTAGAATTTCCATACAATGACCAAATACTAAACAAAATTCGAGAAGTAAAAAATAAACTGTCATTGGCTTTTTGGGAGAAAGACCTGAAATACTGGGTATTTTCACTCGACGAGACCAGTATACAATTTTTAATGACACTGGTCGACTCGGAAAATTTTGAATACGACGAGGAATTTGAAAAATATATAGATCAAATTCGTGATATCAAAAATAATATGGAAAAATATGTTCCGACAGTAACGATTGAAAACGAAAAAATTAAATTCCTAAATGTTTTTGAGGATTTACCCCAGCCCGAAACCGATGATTTATTAGAATCAATTTTCTTGGCAAGGAAATTAGGAATTTTTACCTGGACCAACGAAGTTGAACATCGCCTGAATCGTCTAAACGTTGATCCACTTCTAAAAAAATTCTTAAATCATACAAAATCTGATTCATTTGTTGTTAATTTACAAAAACACAGTGTATTTTGTCTGAGAGATATTGTAAAATACCTTATGCCTTGCCTTTTTCTGGTACCAGGAGGGAATGAGTTTGATACAACAATTACCATTGTCGATCTACTCAAAGGCCTAGGCCTAGACGAAACGGAAATTTCTGTACTTTTCAGACTACCATCAACTACAGATCATGAATTTAATGATTATGTTAGAGAAAATTCACTAAATTCCCCTCTCACAGACAAAACTCGTGCAGTCTTGGTCAGTCAAAAAATTCCAAAACCAGTTTATCAATCAAAAATAAAATTCCAATGTGCAGTGAACTTCAGCGACTTTAATACACACTACACAATGAGACAATATTTGTCCAATTATCAAAATATTATTGAAATTTCCAATGGAAAAACATCTACTCGTCAGTTTGAACTATTTCCGGAGTTATTTCAATGAGTAAGACTACACAACTGAAAATACTCGATGAAGTGAATTGCAAATTTCTAAATTTAGATTTAGATACTCGCAAGGCACTAGTGAAAAAATTCAAATACGAGGACCCTACCGCCAGGTACAGACCCAGTTATCGACTAGGAAGATGGGACGGTAGTATCAACTTTTTTGGTCTAGGCGGAACTACCTATATCAGTATGCTCGAACAGGCCTTGGCGTTTCTTGAAGAACGAAATTACTACATTGAAGTAGAAGATCTAAGGACTAGCCCTCCCTTGGAATTTCCTGAAATTTTTGAGGATTTTTGGGGAGATTTAACATGGCCCGAAGGGCATGTCATGGAAGGGAAACCCATTCGATTGAGAGATTACCAATGCACAGTAATCAATAATTTTTTACGAAATCCACAATGTCTACAAGAAGTAGCCACCGGTGCAGGCAAAACCATTATCACCGCAACACTGGCAAAAATCTGTGAAAAATACGGTCGAACTATAACCATTGTGCCTAACAAAAGTCTTGTGGAACAAACTGAAGAAGACTTCCGCAACTGCCAATTGGATGTGGGAGTCTATTATGGAGATCGAAAAGATCTTAATCGAACACATACTATTTGTACCTGGCAAAGCCTAAATATTTTAGACAAAAAATCACACGATGATGCAGAATTACTAACCTTGGCTGAGTTTTTAGATGGCGTCCAAACCGTAGTAGTCGATGAAGTTCATATGGCCAAGGCCGATGTACTGAAAAAATTACTAACACAGAATCTAAGCCACGCCCCAATTCGCTGGGGATTGACCGGAACTATTCCTAAAGCCGAACATGAGTATCAAGCACTACGTGCTAGTTTAGGAGATGTAATTAATCGCGTCAGTGCATATGATCTACAACAACGAGGCGTCCTCAGCGACTGCCATGTGAATATTGTACAGACAGCCGAATGGAAAGAATTTGCTAATTATCAAGAAGAACTAAAATATCTGGTCACCGATGAGACCAGAATGACACATGTCGCTAACATGATCAGGAAAATTACCGAGTCAGGAAACACCTTGGTATTAGTAGATAGAATTGAAAGCGGTAAATTTCTTATAGAACAAATACCCAACAGTGTATTTGTATCTGGCGAAATGAAAACAAAAGATAGGAAAGAAGAATATGACGAAATTAAAACTTCCGACAATAAAATTATCGTGGCCACTTATGGCGTTGCTGCCGTTGGGATTAATATCCCCAGGATTTTTAATTTGGTCCTTTTGGAACCAGGAAAAAGTTTTGTCAGAGTTATTCAAAGCATTGGACGAGGAATTAGAAGAGCCGAAGACAAAGACTTTGTCCAAATCTGGGACATAACCGCAGCCACCAAATACGCTAAAAGACATCTCACAGAACGCAAGAGATTCTATAAAGACGCTCACTATCAATTCACAATAGAAAAGGTAAAATACCAATAATGCAGATACTAACCCTCGACGACCGACTCTTCAGTCTTAACGAATTACCAGACGAACTTGACGATGATCTGAGATTCGCTGTACTGGACAACAGCGACAGCAGTAATCCCGATCATTTCTTTATTCCACTAATTTTCTTGGAGAGTTTTACCGGACCCGCCGCAGTACTAAAAATTGGCAATAACGAAATTGCCATGCCACTGGACTGGTGTACAATTGTTGGCGATGCCGAAGGTACTGAAATGGAAGTACTACCATTGACTAGTTTGAACGATCGAGGATTTAAAACATTCACCTTTAATCCTCTCAGTAGTTTCAGACCAGAGTTTTTGGACATTGACATCATTGATGTTTACCAAGATGTTAAATGGTACTTTCCTAAAATGAAACCAGGACAACTACTTTGTACTCCCCTTCACTTGGGAGAAAAACCTACCTGCGCCTACTTTGTTAAAGAAGTTAGTCGTCAAAGTGAACTGGTTAATTACAGTCTCTGCTGGTAATATGACCTACGTGTATGAAAGTTCGGACAATGGCGATACTGTGTATCGAAGAAAGGTCGGCGAAACAGAACGGGAATTGCATTCAGTCAGTGAACGAAGAAAAAATTTAATGGATGAGATTAGAGAGAATCAACTCTGGGGCAACATTCATCGTGCAGCACTAACCAATCCTGCTTTACAAGAAGCACTGGATCGTGTTAAAGTAATATACTACTTGAGCAAAGAAAAATGACCATGTCTTCTCATACATTTAAAACATTTAACGGAAATTCTTGGACGGAAGCCATGAGAATTGATTCCAGCGGAAACATAGGTATTGGCACAAAATCGATTGAATCACATTCGTCTATAAACCAATACGAGGAGTGGGTTGATATATTAAAGTTAGCAGAAACACATCCTGCTGTGAGTTCAGCCTTGGAAAAATTAAGAACAATTTATTATTTGAGCAAAGAGCATGGCAACAAAACCTAAACTTGATATCAAACGGGTATTGGCGGCAGTAGATCAAAAAAATTACGATTTCTACAACACCCTCACCGACGAAGAAAAGAAAAGTTTTAATCCCTATGTGTTGATGAGATACACTGCCAGCACTACCGGTGATCCCGATCTTCAAGAATGGTTTATTGAAAGAACAAACGAAATGGTTAATAAAAACTATTTCAATTTCAGCAAAGATCATCAAGCACTATTGTGGAAACTATATGCGGCTACCGGAGCAGGAGTTAAAACATATCATCCCTATTTGG